AGCAATATAAATACTACTCCGATACTTGGTAATATTAAAATCTTATACATTTCTGATTGATATACTTGATTTGCTGAACGTAATGATAGGACGTTGTAATATCTCTCCAGTACTTTCATCTAAGCTAGCTAAACCACTCAAAGCAACTTGCTTGTATTTATCCTCAATCTCTTTCAAGTTATCCTTAGCAATTCTCCACTCCTCAATATCTGAAAAGTCAATCATTCGTCTACCCTCTACTTTAGTTACTTTAAAATCACCTAATTTAAAAGTCTTTTCTGTGTGCTTTTCAGCTTCATCGATAGCTTGTTCTTCGATACATTTTTTCGCCTTTACTAAAGCATTTTCAAACTCTTTAAATCTACCTAAACATTCGATTGCTGAAAAGTTGCCTAATTCTACATTCTCTATAAATTGACCTAATAGTGAATCAAAATTTCTGACATTTAATGTTATTTCGTTATTCATAATTTCTATTTATTTAATATCTCGTTAATCTCCAATTCTTGTTGTGCAGTTAATACAAATGATTCTTTTATTTTGCCTATAATCTCAATCTCTCCAGCTTCTAACCTTTCACAAATTTTATTAAATTGCTTTTCGTTAATTAGTTGTTTAGGCTTTTCTGCACTTGCTTGTTGCCCATCATCATCTTGCGATTGCATAGATAATAGATTTTGTAAAGTATATCTACGATAATACGTCAAACACGACCCAGTAGCTTGGGCAGTCAATCCTAAAGGTAATGTTAAATAACTTTCAATAAAACTACCATCTTCTGCGTCTATTATTCTAGTGTATTGTTTACCATCTTCAATAGGTTGTAATAAGATTAAACCTTTAGATAATAGTATCGGTTCAACTGTATCAATTAATGCGTTTATATCAACGTATTTGTTTTTAAAGTGTGGATTGGTTGCGTTTTTTGTCGCTTTACCAATTTCTCTCTTAGCTTCTAGTAATTTCGTGTAATTTTTCATAATTTTTGGTTTAAAAGTTGTTCTTTGAATAATTTAATTACTTTGATTGCACTATAACAATCAGGTGCGTTTGAATCTCCAAATCTTTGAAGTTGTTTCCATTTTGGAACATTCTCAGAAATTTCAATATTTCTTCTTACCTCTTGTGCTTCTATTTCTAACTCGCACCACTTTTCAAAAAGTTCTAAATCTGTCATAATTTTTTAGTTTGTTAATTTATTTAGTTTAACTGAAACTGTATTGAATCTCTTTGCAGAAACAATTATTTCTCCGTTTAATTCTAACACGAATGCGTCGAATCCCCATCTTGTGTGGTGAAATACTCTAATCTCATCACCATCATTAGTAAATGTTTCAAAAACTTCACCTTTTAAAATTTGTTGTTTAATTGCTTTCATAATTTTTGTTTTTAGTGTTTCTTTCTGCAAATATACAAATCTTTTTGAATTAAAAGTACTTTTTATTAATTATTTTGCAAAAAAAAAACAGAGCATCATTTATGACACTCTGTTAATTAACTAAAAACCTAAAATTATGAATGAATCAAAGATACTACAATTTAGGATATTTTAAACCATTATCTATAAACATTTCTTTATTCTGTAAAGTTCTCCAAGTATTACCGAAAGTTTTCTCAAAATGTGGAGCATCTTTAAATGACTTCCAATCACCACCCCAGGACCAACCTTTAGACTTGAAGAAATTAGTTACTTTTATCCAATGTTCATCAATATCGAAAGAAGCAGTTTCAAAAGTGCCGTTATTGTCTTTGTCTTTAAGTATAACAATGTCAAAAGCTAAACCGTAATTGTGGATTGATTGACCGCCTCGTGCGTTTGTTACTTTTGGTCTTTGGTTGTATAGCTTGTTTTGTTCTTCAATACTTCTGTAAACGTACGCAAAACGCAACCTAACACCTTTTGGTAATAGATTATTACATTCTATATAGTCTTTCTCTAATTCACTTCTCAAAATTGGGTGAATAGTCTTAATTCGGTCTAAGGTTATTTTGTCCATCTTCGTAAAATTTAGTTAAAACTATTACCACTATCAATATGGTAATTAACTCAATCATTGTTTAGTTAGCTTAGATATAGCACTCATAGTAGTACCAACCGTTACCAATATTGCACCAACTGTTGCAGTCGCAGGGAATGAAACTAGCGCACCGCCAACAATACCAACACCAATACCAACCTTAATAAGTTGCTTAAAGAATCTAGGTGTTTCTGACTTCCATCGTTTATTTATCTCTCTCATTTTTTCTCGTTTATTAATTGTTTTAAATCGCTCTTAATTTCCTTAAAATCCTCTTTTATATCGGTATACTCTTTTAATATTTGCTCGAATTTCAAATTGAATAAGTCTAAAATATTTCTTCTGTCGCTTTTAATGTTATGTTCAATAGCTTCAATGTTAGCTTTTAAACCTATATACTTTTCGTTGAACTTTAAAATCTGCTCGTCATACTCTTTATTCTTATCACGAAGCATTTTTAAAAATCCGCTAATTATAGCCATTGCTATTGCGAAAATCCAACCAGCTATCAATTTTTCAGTTTCGTTCATACTATTGGAGTTATTGGTTTAGGGAAATATTCCGATAATGATAAACTAGTAATAAAACTTAATTCTGTTTGTAGCTCGTCAATATACCATAAACCTAAACAGTAGTAATACTCTTGTTCACTAATTACCCAATTATCGTTTAAATCTTGTATAGGATTGAAGTAGCAAACACCGTCATAAGTTTTACCTACCAAAATATTTTTTTGTTGTTCTGTTATTATTGCTATCATATCCTAAACATTTCTCGCTAAAGTTGTTTGCATATCTTGAACTAAATTGTAAAAAGCTAATGCTTCGGCATCTGTTAAACCATCACCTACCGACATAAAAGCATATTGTCTATTTGACCAAATAGTACCATCGTGAAATCTACCTAAATGAATATTACCAGAAGATAAACCAGAACTAGATTTAGTTATAGTAGCTACTAAGCTATTGTTTTTAAATAGTTTTTCAGTAGTTGAAGAAGTTCTATTTATTATCCTCATACCTGACGAACTACCATCTGTATAAGTAGAATAAGAGAAAGCCTGATTCACTTGGAAATAAGTAGTACCACCGTAATTGATAGCCATATCAGGTGAATAGTTTGAAGCATTTGAAGCGCAAACATCAAACACCGCACTTGAATTATTAGTCCTAGAATAAACTGAAACGTGTGTATTATTTAAAGAAAGAGCAGTACTAGGTTGTATATATGTTTCTGCATACCCATTCGTACCACCCAATAAAACACCATTAGAACTATGCGTCATTCCACCACTAAAAAGCAATCTATAAGCTGAGTTACTGTCTGCTGAATTAATAAAATTATACTTATGAGTTGAACTTGTTCCTCCCACAAATGGATAAACCGCCTTCATCTTAGTGTCTAAACCGTTAGATATTAACCCTAAATCAAACGTGTTTAAAGCACCTAGAATAGTCGCATCTGTTATACCTGTTGCAGTTGCAAAAGCGGTAGTTCTAGCGGTGTAGCCTAGTCCGAATCTATATGGATTTATAATCATACCGTTCTAGTTCCGATTAGTGTAATTTTTAAACCTTTTGCAGTTCCATCTCCTATTTGGTCTACATCAATAGTTATCTCTGAATCATCTGCTAAACTTGAATCTGATATTACAGGAGCAGTTACTGCGGTTGTACTTGTTTTCTCTGTGTTATCAATAGTAATCTTTGTAGAAATAACACTTGTACCGCCTTCGTTAATATCAACCGTAAAGATATTACCACTTGTTTGAGCGGTTGTTAAAGATGCTCTTACTCCTGTCAATGTCATAGCGTGTGGCATTCTAAAAGTTACTTTTCCAGTTCCAGCAGTTATAGCAGTTGTTTCATCTGAGCAAGCTAATTGAATAACTACGGGTATAGTAGATTGAGTTGCTAAAGTTCCCAATCCTGAAACATCCGCAGTAGTTATATTTGTACCACTCAAAATCATTCCTTTTGCATCGTACGTTACTTTAGTTGCAGTTGCTGGAGTGATTAAAGTATTTAGATTTGCTTTGTTATTTAATTGATTCTGTACGCTACTTGCTACACCATCTAAATAGCTTAATTCAGTAGCTGAAACTGTACCGATAGCAGTATCACTAGGTAGTGTAACAGTACCAGTAAATGTCGGACTAACTAAGGGTGCTTTGTTTGCTATGTCTGCTATTGCAGTAGCTTCTGAGCTTGTAATAAGTCTTGAACCCGTTACTTTGTCTACTTTATTATCTAAAGCGGTTTGTGTTGCAGTTGATATAGGTTTATTTAAATCGGACGTATTATCTACGTTGTTTAATCCCATATCTGCTTTACTAACATTTATATTAATTGTACTCATATTACAAAATTAGTTAAATTTTTAACATTATATTATTTTTATACTAGTATTTTAACAACAGAAAAATTTAAATCTGAAACTCTCACATCCGTTTGCTGACTATTTTTTACGAATAACTCTACATAATCGTTTGTAACTAAATCAATTTGATACTGAGTAGAACCAGGATGTTCCTGATTACTTGTAGAAGTTCTAATTGTCATTTCTGAGTTGGTTAATATACTTCCATTCTTTGCTATTCCTATACTAATATTTTGATTAGATGCACCAGCTCTAACCGCAGTATTTACACTAACTAAAAAAGAAGTATTAAAAGCTCCCGTATATGTTAGCCTATTATTTGAATGTGTAAATTTTGAATTATTTGAATCTGCGGTTGTTGTACCTAAAGCCTTAACCCAAGTATTTACGTTAGGCACTCCAATAGGCGTATCTGTCGTGTTGTTTACCATATAATAGAAACCTCTAGTACTTGTATTCGCTATTCCAACACAATTAGTAAATAGTGTTTTATTCGACGTTTGATTTACACCACTAATATAAGTACCACCACCTCCAAAATTGACAGTATCTAGAATGTACTTTTCATCTCCAATGGTTGCTGAACTTGAAACATTTATAGAGGATTCACCCGACAAAGTAACAAATGAAGAGTATATGATTCTGAATCGTCTTGAAACAGTTAATGTACTTGGTAAAATTATAGCAGTACCACCCGTTGAACAATCAAACAAACAGTTTCCGAATGCGATTGTTCCAATACTTCCGTTGAATGTCATTCCTGCAGAATTAAGAAAAGCACTATCTCCCATTACAAAGTTTGAATAGTCTTTAATCGTTCCAACCGTTGCGCAATTAACAAAGTTTATTCCGAACCAATCTAAAGCGGTAGTAACTCCATCACCATCTAAATTAAAAACTGTACCGTGTGTGAATGAAATATTTCTAATAGGTAGTGAATAATTAGAAGTAATTAAGGCAGTCGAACTACTTAAACCAGTAGATTTAATATAACAGTTTTCTGAAGATGAACCGAGTATAACGGTATTTTGACCACATACAATTCTATCACCAGTTAAATCTACTATTGCAGTAAAGAAATACGTTATACTATCAGCTAAAGTTATAACACCACCCGAAGGAGTTGGTAAATCAGATTTTTGATTAATAAATATTAAATTATCATCCGTTATTCCACCGCCAATACTTAACACTAAATTAGAATAGCTTATTTCTGTGTTCTTTTTACTGTTGTTAGTTTGGCGCACTAAAATAGTATCGTTATTCGCTAACGTAGTTAATTCATCGGTAAAAGCTAAAGGATTTACAAAGTTTTTCATCCTAATGTAGGTATTGAAATGGTTTCTTTAAATACACTATTCACATTAACTGTAAATGTTGTGTCAGGCAATATGTAAGTTTCACCACTAGAAGCTACATAGCTAAACGTATTGTCTGAGTTAATTATAATTACATCAGCACATAACTGCATTGATGAACTACTTTCAAAGTCGTACCCTTGTATCGGTAAATCACAAATGCTTTGAGAATCTCTAAGAGTAAATCCAATCGTTAAAATCCATCCAGCACATTCATCAGCTCCTTTATTTAGAAACTTGCTACAACTTGCACTATCAACACGTCCAAAATTATTCCATCTAGGTGATTTATTTATAACTTCATAGAAATCCCTAGCAATTTGCAAAGTATCACTTTCTACATCGTTTAAGTTACCACCTCTTTGATTTTTAAGGTATTTATCAGCGATAACTATTGTAATCTGTAAAGGAATAACATTTTTATTAAAGCTATTCCCTTGCACAAACGTACAACATAAAGGATATTGAACCTTTTTAACGTTTATAGCTTCGACAAAATCACCCCAATGATAATCGTTTATTTGTAAATGACTATCTGATATTGCTTTAAGCTCTTTATTTAACCTATTTAAAGAAGTATTCATCTAAACGATATATTAATTTTTGGTCTACCTCTGTCAGGTGCTATTCCTTCCGTTCCAAATGTCAAACAATCAAAGAAGGCATTAGGAGAACTAAAGTATTCATTATATTCGGGATACTTACCTGAGTTAAATTGTAGGTAATTAATCAATTTTAGTCGATAGTGTTCTAACTTCTTTCTGAAATTGTCTTGAATCCTATTAATCTCTGTTTCACTAGCACCTTTTAACCACTCGTCATTAGTAACTCCCGTTGCTTTGTTTCGTATTTGGTAAGTAGTTGTACTAACTGCTTCTAAATTGCATCCCATAGCTAAGACTGGAATAATATAACTATCCATTAGAAGGATTTCGTCTGCGTTTAAATCGTCTGCGTCAATACCTTCTAATAGTCTAGTGTATAATGATGTCCCTATAATTGGCTCGATTACCGTATCTTGTACAATTCTAATTGTAGGAGTTAAGATACTATCCTCTACGTTTCCATGTATTAAGGATAGTTCTTTTAGATTATATGCTGAAATTAAAAAAGCGTTACTCATATTATTTAATTATTACGTTTTGTTTCCAATAGTGGCGACAACTTGGAGTATTTTTATTTGTGTCAGGGTTGTGATACCATCCACCTCTATAATACCAAACATCACGACCTATTGCGCTACTGATATTATCTATTTCGCTTCTAGTGTAAACCTTATCCATACTTACCAATGTTTCGCAAAATGGTCTAGATTTACCACCTTTCACCAGGTCGGGAGCATCAGGTCTTTTTTCGTATGAATAAACTACTGATATACTTTCTCTCGTTGCAGTTTCTTTAAGTCCTTTGCTTGTAGGCTCACCACCATCTAAATAACCGCTATTCTGTAACTTTAGAATCTCTTTCGACACATCAATAGGCTTCATATTCAAAGCCTTTACAATTGCGTCATAGCTTTCACCATTCGATAACATCGTAATAATTCGACCTTGCACCTCTGTAACTTGTGCGAATGAATCCTTAAAGAAACTTTCTATAATATCATCATCCGAATTAAATTTAAACTCGTCAGAATGTAGTATTTTAACACCTTGCTTTTTTGTACCACAGTTTGTAAAATATTGTAGTACTTCATCCGTTGAAATTTCAGCACCGAATGTAGAAGGAACTGCACTAGGTATAACGTCCCCACCTTCAATAGGCGGTAATTTAGCCAATGCTCTAATTTCATTACTTGTTAAACTAGATAAAACTTTGTTAGCTACTAATGCAGACATACTATTTAAAGCCTTGCTAGTAGTATTTGTTTCGTCCACTTGTTGCTCTAAACTAATTCTATACTCATTATATTCAACTGTCCCAGTTATACCGTTTAATTGTTGTAAAACGTATGTAATTGAATCTGTAATATTTTTCTGTCTACGTTTTGCGTATGTTTCGTTAAATAAAGCGAAGTCTGATAATAGGTTAGCATCAAACATTGAATTATTCTGCATAACACTAAACAATTTAGGATTGATAACACTATGACTAATCATAATCTTCTGCATTAAACCTTCTTCAGTTGCTAAATATCTTTTATCTAAATCGTTACCGTTTACTTGTACAACACTTGGCGACCTATCCGTTCCATCTGAGAACACAACACCGATACCACCTTGCTTTCTTCTATCTGTTGCATTTAGTTTAAGAGCTGAAACGATTCTTTCTTCTTCTTCGTCTGAATCAGGGATACCATTATTAAGTGAAAGTATCGCACCACCTTTATAACCGTTATAAACCTCTGACAATCTAAAGAAATTTATCTCTATATCTGTTAAAATCGCATTAATACCACCACTATATGAAGGAATAGGATAGTAACCACTTGTTAATTTCTTACTTTCTAACTGAAATTGTCTAGATTTACCTTTAACATATAATATACATTCCGTTGTTTCACTCGTTCTATTGAAGAAACTTGTATATGTTTTAAATTTTGTCTTGTCATTTTGTCTAGAAGTACTCCAATCTTCACTATAATAGTAGATATTTTCCGCTTCGTTTGTTCTAATTAACTCGAATGGAACGTGTTCTAACATCCAGCTTTCGTTTAACTTATCGTATTTACAAAGAATGTAGTAACTATTTCCCACTTCTTGGTCTAATGCGTACATTTCTGCAAGTTCTTCGATAGTATATCTAGACCTTCCGTTCTTATTTATCTCGTCCCAATTCTCAGAACCAGTATATTTTAACCCACCCGAAGTAATATAAGTAACTTTTGAGTTAATTACACCCCCATTAATTGGGCTATCGTAATATAAACTCCATAAAAACTGAGGATAAAGGTTATCCGCTCCCCATTTAACCCAACCTTCACGAGCTACTACTTCACTCGGTTCAATTAAAGGTACTTCTCTAAACTCGTTATAACTAGCTGATTGTTTCTCCACCATAAATATTTGCTTGTTTTGTTGGCTCAAATGAATTAGGCACAACTATAATACTATCTTTTACTGTCATTTTTCCAATCTCGCATCTTAAACCAAGTGAGTAATCTAAACTACCGCCATCAGGCATTTGATACACTTCGTAAATATAATCACCTAGCTTTGTAAATGTCGCATCTGTACCCTCTAATAAGTGAAATAGATTATATCTACTAAATGAACTATTTAAGTCGCTTAGATAAACTAATATTTCGCTCTTACCTTGTTCGTGTACGAATCTAAATAACCAATTAATATCTATACTAGAATCTTCTAACTCTGTTAAAGTTAAAGCTATTTGGTTTAAAGAATTTTTTGTTATGATAATTGACATAGTTCAAAGTTACAAAAAAAACCTTGTTAAATTAATAACAAGGTTTTAAAATTTAATTAATTATTTAAAATTAAGAAACTGGGTCTAAAATTGCAGTAATTAAAGAGTTAGAAATTTTGTAAGGTCTATTCTTTTCTTTACCTGATAATGTCAACGTATTACCGTTAGCATCCTCATAAGCTTGTCCCGAATCTCTAACACCTGATACCATAGCTCCGTTTTTCAAAAAGAAAACTTCCCAAGTATCATCATTTAACTGAACCGCAAAAGTAGTTCTAGCAATTTCTAATGCTTCTAAATTAGCAATATCAGTTGCAGTATTTCCAGCTAAGTACATTGTACCGCTTTGTTCGTATG